GTATCGCAAATGCAATTGACCATGTTCGAACTGTTCGATCAGATGCACCAGCAATCATCTTCTGGGAAAACGTGCCTGGAGTCCTTTCAACCAAAGACAACGCCTTCGGCTGCTTTCTTGGCGCACTTGCCGGGGAAGATGATCCAATCATCCCATCAGGGGAAAAATGGACGAACGCAGGTTGTGTGTATGGCCCCCAAAGAGCAGTCGCGTGGCGAGTCCTCGACGCCCAATATTTCGGAGTGGCCCAACGCCGCCGCCGTGTGTTCGTTGTCGCAAGTGCTAGAGCAGACTTTGATCCCGCAGCGGTTCTTTTTGAGTTCGATGGCGTGCGCAGGGATACTGCGCCGAGCAGAGAAACGGGGAAAGCAATTGCCCCCTGCGTTACAAACGGCCCTCCTTTCAGTCGCACAGGCAACGAAAGAGTAGAAGCCGAGGCGATGGTGGTGCAACCCTACGAAGTCGGCAACTGCCTGACCGCCCGGATGCACAAGGGAATAAACAGTACATTGGACGAGGGTCAGACGCCTGTAATCGCCCTGCAAGACGTTACGCCCCGTGAGAAAGCACAGAACGGGCGTGGCTGGAATGATGATGGCACTGCATACACGGTGGACACTCATGCAACTCAGGGGGTGATGCAGCCTATTGCATTTAACCACTATAGAACCAATGCCTCCCCTGGTGAGTTGTGCCCGACTTTGCAAGTCAGCAAAGGTGGTGGTGCGGCTGGCGCGGCTGTGGCGCAGCCTGTCAACATCTACGGCGGCAACAAGAGGCCAGACAGACCAGAAGGCGGTTTCTATGTTCGCATGGATGAGGACACCACCAAGACGTTGGACGCAGCCAGTGGGTTGAATCCGACCTGTGCGCAGGGTGGCACAGCGGTTATGCACAGCATGGCTGTGCGCCGCCTTACACCCGTAGAGTGCGAACGTCTGCAAGGCTTTCCTGATGGATATACCAACATCCCTTGGCGCAAGAAGCCAGAAAGCCCCGATGGCCCTAGATACAAGGCGCTGGGCAACTCATGGGCAGTGCCAGTTGTGCGCTGGATTGGCAAACGCATTCAGGAGAATTTGAAATGAGCCTTACACCCGCACTGGATGCAGGCATCGACCTGCTGACTGATCTGCTGGATCCTGATGGCAGTGGCCACGCCATCCCGCAAGACCTGCGCACCCGTGCGTATGTTGCACGGGCCATGCTGGAGCGTGTCAAGCGTAGGGAGATGGCGCTGTGGAAAATCAAACTGGATGAGGCCGAAAAATGCGAGGATTAAAACCACGCATCAGGCCGAGCCTGCTGATTGCCTTGGCCGATGGTGTGGCCAGATGTGATCGTGAGTTGATGGACATCATTTTCTGCGACAGGCGTGCCGTGCAGCGGGTGCTGCAAGACATGCACGATCAGGGGCTGGTGCACATCGCCGACTGGATGCCTGCGGGTGAAAGTTACCGCTGGCGGCCACAGTACAAGCTGGGGCAGGGTGATGACATTGACTGCCCACTGCCAACTGGCCGCACCAGCACGCAGCGGGTGCAACAGTACCGGGGTTCCTTGTCCATTGAAGACAAGGCTTTTAAAGACGCGAGGCGCAGACAGCAAAGACGGGTCGTAAAACGTGACCCGCTTGTGGCTGCATTTTTTGGGTCAGTCGGCAAGTAGGCCAGAGCCAATCACACCAGTCTGACCCGCACCAAAGCCAGCCAATCCAGCAGCGCGTGACCGTGATTGGTTTACGCGCCTGATGACTTCTTCCAGCTTTTGCAGTTGCTGCGGATCACGCGACAGCAAGATGCGGCCAATCTCATTGCGCACAGCCTCTGGTGTGCGTGTCTGGTTGGCCAAGTTGGTGGCGGCTGCAATGATGCCTGTGGGGCTGCCAGTAGATGCGGCAGCCACAGCCTGACCCAGTGGTGCAATGTCGAGGTCGGCAGTGCCAGCCAGGCGTGCAGCCGTTTGGCTGCCACGGCCAGTGGACTCCAGACCCTTCAGGCGTGCTTCTTTCGCAACAGATGCCGCAAAGGTGCGGTAGTTGTCACCGAATGCAGCCTTCAGGCGCTCTTGCGTTGCTGGCTCTTTCCACATCTTGAGCAGGGATGTCTGACCAGCTTCTGTGCCTGTGCTTTGGCGCAAAGCCTGCAAGGCACCAATGCGGAATGCGTCAATCTCAGATGGGGACAGCGCCTTTGTCGCTTGCTGCACATCCAAGATGTCGCCACGCATGACGCTGCGGCCAATCTCAGCGGCATCAATCATCTGCGATGGTCCAGCCCATGTCTTCATGGCCATCGTGTATGCCGACTGACCACCGACCTTGGGTGATTGCTTTTCCAGTTCACCAATTAGCTTCAGGCGCACATCATCGTATGCGCTGGCTTGAGCATTGCTGCCGCTTCGCCGCAGGGTTTGCGATGTGTCGTACAGCGATTGCTTCAGCGAATCCAGCACATTCATTGGCACGGTCTGACCAGATTGCAATTGCGCCAAGTCAATGGTCTGCCCGGTTTTTGTGCGGAACAGCAGTTCAGCCGATCCTTGCACAGACTGCGACTTGTTCAGCACATCGGCCAGCGCGTCATCCACCTTGGCTGTGGCCTTGTCAATGGCTGCGTAGTATGGGCGTGACTCATTAAAACGCTGTGCGCTGAAATCGTCCAACTTGGCTAAATACTGTGCGCCTTGAGTCCCAAGGGATGTGTCGGCAGCAGTCATCAGGCGGCCAGCACGGGTGGCTTGGCGCTCACGAATGGCACGCTCCACAGCCTCTGTCGTGGTGCCTGGCAGTGTGGCCTGCACATCCAGCAGGTTGCGTGTGGACTTGCCGCCAACATCTGCAATGCGTGCCTCTGGCCCAAGGCGTGCCAATCTGGTTTGAGCACGATTCAAGGCACTGGAGGCCAAGTCCTCTGGCCGATCCCGAATCAATGCCTCTGCCACTTTTTGCTGGGCATAGGTGCCAGCCGCAGTGGGTGAAATGCGTGCCATACCTTGGCGACCAACAGCGCCTAATATGCTCATGGCAGGCTGCGACACAGCACCAAGGCCACCGCCGATTGCAGCACTGGTGGCGGCATCAGACAGGATGTCCAAAGGGTTGTCTGCTGTGGATGCACCAGCGCCACTCAAAGCACCATATCCCACACCAGCGCCAGCAGCCTGTGCCATACGCTGACCAAGGCCCATGACCTGTCCAGTGGCAGGGGCTGCTGTCATAAATTGACCGGCAGCTTGAATGGATGGGGCAATAGATGGAGCAACAGACCGGATGGCTGGCATCACTGCGCTACCAATTTGACGCACACCTTGCGCCAGCAATCCGCCAGCAGCCAATGGCAGGCTGGCGGCAATTTGCCCACCAGCAGCCAGATAAGGCGATTCCTTTTCATAGGACTCGGCAGCGCCTCGCACAATGTCTCGGCCTTGGCGATAAGCCTCGCCCAATGGGATGCCCTGCTGAATGGCCTTAACTGGTGCGCTGATTGCGCCAGCCAACTCATCAAAGAAACCAAATGTTGGGCCAGCCATTGCGCTTGCCAAGCCTCTTTGCAGCGTGCTTTGCTTGGTGCCCTCTTGATAGGCTTTTGACTGCCCCAAGAATTTCAAGATCTCATCGGGCTTGTACTGGTTTTCCAATGCCGTTTGAATTTGCGGCCCAACTGTTGGCATCTGAGACAGGAATTGCAGGATTTCCGCATCCTTATATCCGGCCTTTTTTGCTTCTTTGATTTTGCTTTCAATGCCGTCCATGATTAACCTCCAAAAATGTCATTGAGGCTGCGCTTTTTGGGCGCGACAACACCTGGTGTTGTTGGCCCTGATCGCACGATGGATGGAATGTTAGCTGGTGCGCCCAAAGCTGTGCCAAGGTTTTTGAACTGGTAGGCATTGCCGAACTGCTCGTATTCACTACGCTTGGCGTTGTAGGCCTGGCCAGCGGCTGCGTACAGTTCATTGGCCAAGGCTTGGAAGTCATCACGCTGTGTGGGTGTCAGCTTCTGACCCGTCATGAAATTGTTGAAATAGTTTTGCAGTCGGTCCATGCGGCCAGATGCTTGCATAGCAATTGCCAATTCAGACTCTCGCACCACAGACCCTGGGTCCAGCAATTTCATGATCTTGGTCGCACCAGCCACATCACCGATTGGTGTGCCAGCACTCAAAGACGAAACCACCTGACCAAACGCCGACTTCATGTCATTGAAGTCTTTGTAAATTGGCTCCGCTTTGAACTTGGAGCCAAGGGCCATTTCGTTCTCAAAACCTTTTTGACCACCAGTCATGTCCACAACAGTTTTTGGAGCACCAGACTGCCGCAGTCTCATGATGTTTTCAAATGTGACTGGCGTGTTTGTCATTTGCAAAGTTCGAACTTCTGATGGAGTCGCTTCAGGCTTGTCCAGTAGGCGCAGGTTTGCCACGGTAGGCGCCAAACCTAGTCCACGCAGCGTTTTAATGGCGTCTGATTCTGGCTCACGCTTTGGCGCACCAGCAGCAACTTCACGCACCTCGCCGGTGATAGGGTCACGCTGGAATTGCTTTGCACCTTCGGCCAGGCTGAAGGTGTCGCCCAGCAGTGTCTTTTGCGCTGCAAGCAAATCACCAAATGCCTTGCGGCCTTCTGGACCTTGGGCCATCAACTGTGGCGCAATTGTTTGAAGGTCAAAACCGGCAGGGCGCGCAGCCACAGCAGGCGTTTCGCCCAAGAATCGGCCTTCTTCTTCAACCATTTGCGCTGGCACGCCAGGGACAGCAGGCCTCACACCTGTGCCAATGATTCTCTCAATGTCGGCTTGTCTTGTTCTTGCCGCCTGCGCTTCCTTCAGCTTTTCACCGAGCAGCATATCTTGCAGCGATCCAGCACGGGCTTGCTGGTAACCCTGCTGGCCTGCTTGCAGCGCAGCGCCAAGGGCTTGTCCAAGGTTGGTTGGCGTACGGCTGGGGCCGCCAGCTTGCAGCAGGGCAGCGGCTGCTGACAGCGCAGCATTGCGGCCCATCAGTCTGCGCTGGTCCTCGTTAAGCAGCGCATCCAGCCCTGTTGGCGTGCCGCCACCCATACCAAATAACCGTCCAAAATCTATTGCCATGATCTTCCCCTTATCCCAACAAACCTTGCACGCGATTATTCACCACATCACCACGCGCCACCATGTCCAACAAACCACCGCGAGGCGCAAGTCGTGATGCCGCACGCATGGCCTTCTTTTCTTCGCCAGGCTTGATTGCTAACTCGGCCACAGGTGTGCCGTTGCGATCCATGGCCACGGCCACATTGTCAAAGCCTTTGGATTGATCATGCGCATAACCAAACAGCGCCATGCCGACATCACGCTCAGACCCTTTGTCAATGATCTTGACCTTCGCCGGGTTACTGGTGATCACAATGCCCCTGCTGGTGCGTGCCACCGTCAACCCTTCAGGAATGGCCATAGGCATTGGCGATCCAGGCGTGATCAGGATGGTGTCACGGCCACTTGACGGGTCAAGCAAAGCCGCAAGCTGCGCATCAGCGTAGCCCTGCGGTTCTGGTGTTGGCATATTGGGCATCAGATCAACCCAAGCAGTGCGCCCAGACCTGCACCCATCCCGCCACTCACCCCCAAAGCACTAGCAAGTTGAGAGCCAGCCAATGCCCCACCCAATGCGCCAGCGCCAAGGTTTTGGCTGTATGGAGTGCTAACAACTTGTCCCAAGTTGGCAGGCTGCGCACCCAGGCTCGACTGCACAATGCCAAGGCGTTGCAGGCCGATGTTGCGGATGGCGTCCATCTGCTGCTGCTCCAATGCCTGACGCGCACCGCCTGCACCCATGACAGCCTGTGCACCGCCAAGACGCAATGCCTGCTGCTGTGCGGCCAAGCTGCCGAGTTGGCCAGCACCACCAAGGCGCAACTGCGCACCCTGCAAACCTGCCTGCTGGTTGGCCGCCTGTGCTGCTTGCTGGCGTGCCAGATCAGCCGACTGCATCTGCACAGCCTGGTTGAATGCGTTTTCGTTGAGTTGCGTGCCAAGTGTCGCGGCCTGCTTGGCAAACCCTTGGTTTGTCAGAGCCTCTGCGACACCTTGGCGTGAGCCACCAAAGGCACGCGCCTGTGTGGCACGCTCACCTGTTTGCTGGATGGCGTTTTGTCGCGCAGCCTCTAGGTCACCCAATGCGTTTTCACGCACCATCTGGGTGTAGGGGTTCATGTAGCTGGCGATGGAGCCAGGGCCAGTCATGCCAAGGTTGGCCTGCACGGCTTGCTGCTGCATGGGCTGATAAGCACCACCAGCCGCAGCCATTTGCGCCGCCAAGTCAGTGCCAGCAATGCCTGGGCCAGCCAGGGCTGTGTTGACCAAAGACTCTTCGCCAGCCTGATACATGGGGTTAAATGCAGCGAACTGCTGCACAGGCAGTGCCCCCGCAACATTTCGCGCATTTGTAAAGTTGGCGAGGAATGCCTGCTTGATGTCTGGATCAATTTCGCTTGTCGATACTGTGCTGCCGCCTTTTGACATTTCGCTCTCCTTAACCGAGTAAAGATTTCATTTTCTTGGCTGGGATCTTGCCTTCATTGATCATGTCGAGCAATCCCGCACCGTACTTTTTGACCGATGATTTTTTGATGACGTATTCGCCAAGGTCCAGCATCCCTGCACCATCATCTGGGCCTGGAGGGTTGGGGCCATACACACGATCAATCAAACCACCCTTGGCCCAGCCTCCTTCTCCTGGAGCGCCGCCGCCTTCTCCAGAATTGCCCATGCCGCCGCCTGATCCTGTTGACCCTGAATCTGATGCACTTGGTCCGCTATCCCCACCACCATCACCAGGCGTGCCTTCTCCAGCGCCGCCATTGTTGACGGGTATACCTGTATTGGGATCGATGGTTTCATCCAGCAACAGGCTGTAGACATCAGGACGATAACCACCCAAGGCAATGTTGGCCAGGCTGTCAGCGTAGGGGTTTACGAATGACTGCATCTGTGGTGTCAGCAGGCTGTAAGGGCTGGCAGAGCCTGTAAATTGGGCGCCAGGAGCAGTGGACTGGTACTGAGCCAATTGGCGCTGGAGTGCTGCACCTGGATATGCTTGACGCGCAGCACCGATCTGGCGCTCAAGGTCATTGACGCCAAACTGCGGAAGTGCCTTGTTGATCTCTTGGGCAGAGTAGCCACTGGCCAAGAAACGGTCCAGATCAGCCTGAGTCCCACGGCCTTCATTGGCTGACCACCAGTTGCGAATCTCTTGGGCGCGTGCGTCAATACCGCCAGGCAATTGCGATGCGATGGAGGTATAGGGCTGCGTCAATGGTTGCGGCACTACACTGGCAAATGGCGTTTGCTCACTGACCGAACTGATGGCAGAACGCATTGCGTTTTGCAGATCTGTCAAACCCCACTGAGGCAGTGCTGTGTTGATCTCACGGGCTGTGTAGCCGCTGGTGGCCAAGAATCTGTTGAGATCGTCTTGCGCCTGTGGGTCTGTTCGGCCTGCATTGGCGTTGTACCAGTCGCGGATGGCTTGGATTCTTGGGGATGCTGGCCCTGTTGGGGCTGTGCCGCCGCCTCCGATACCGCCGCCACCGCCGCCACCGCCGCCCCCGCCGCCGCCACCACCGCCACCACCGCCGCCGCCGCCGCCGCCAGGACCAGTGGTGAAGCCACCACCGCCGGGTCCAACAGTTGTTGTACGTCCAGGTGGTGGCGCATCGCTCCATGGGCGCAAGTCGCCGGGGTCGCGGCCAACACTGGCAAACAAATCTTCGCGCCGTGTTGCCCTGTCAATTTGAGCCTGCGCTTGATTGATAACCCTTGGATCAGCAAACGGGTTGGTAATGCCTTGCGAGGCCCAAGTCTCTGAAATTGGCCGACCATTGGCAGGGTTAATTTGCTTACCCTGCCATGTGATGAAGTCACGCTGCTCGGCTGTCAGTGTTGGGCCGCTGGGTGCAGTCTGTTGCGCAGGCGCATTCTGCTGCGCTCGTGCGGCAGCTTCAGATGCAGCATTTGCATAATCGGCTGCGCTTCCATATTGAGGAAACGCCTCTGCCATCTGCGCTGGTGTGTACCTCAACAGGGCAGCGTCCAGCGCCTCTTGCGTCTGTGGACCTGCTGCCAGTTCTGCCTGTATTTGCGCTGCTGTTGCCATCACAACTCCTTTGCAAGTACAGACCACTGTGGCCTGTACCCTTCATCCTGTAAAAATGTCTTTGACCAGCCCCTGCGGCCTGCCAAAGTCACCCTGGTGCACCCCACTGACTTGCCCCAGGATTCGATTATTGGCCGCATCCTTGAAAGTTCATCGAGGTCGCCACCAGCCAAGAAGTAATGCAAATTCTTCAGCCGTGGATAGACAATGATCTCTGTCAACACAATGGACCCCGTGGCTGGCCACACTTGCAGCCTGCTGTCCCTCACCATATCGAGAACATCATCGAAATGGTGTGTGCCTCCAGAGTATTCTAATGCCGCCTCCACATGCTGGCGCAGTCGCTCCAGATGCCCCAGGTCAATCATCGCTTGCCCATAGGCACCGCATCCAGCCTCATGGTGCCAATGCGCCAGTCGGCCAGCACAGCCCCTGTGACCTTCACATTGACCTGCCTGCCAGAAAACCTCACAGAAGTCGGGTTGGCTGCCGAGTAAGGCCCAAATGACGATTGCGCCCCTGTGGGGTACAGCCTGCTGGTGAATGAAACCACAGCCTCGCCCAATGTCTGTTCATCGGGGATGACCTCACGCACGCTCATCACGTTGTCGCCATTGCCAATTTGGATCGGTCCAGACTCTGCGAACACTGATGCGCCATCGTAGGCGTATCCCACCTCATGCTCGTACACATAGCCATCATCCGACACCATCAGAGGTGTTGTGTACACACCAGCATCACTGCCAGCAGTCCGATCCAGCAAACCAATCGACCAATGATTTTCTCTGTAATTGAATGTGACATAGGAATCGTTTTCATTGCTGGACAGGCTTGGGTAAAACCACCAGATTTCGCCAAACCTGCTGTTGTGGACCGCATAGACCTTAGATGCTTGCGCAAAGTTGATGTTTTGGAAAATGTAGTCACCCACATCGCAGGGCAGTGGCTTGGCATAACCATCATAAATCCAGAACCCAGACCGACTCATCCAGATGGCGGCAGTGTCAATGGCCGCCACGGCCTGCGCACCAATCAGGCCGCAGCCAGTGCCAGCACGCTCGAACCCATAAACGAATGGCGCGCCAACATATTGCGCTGTGTGGACATCCACATCGGTAAACAGCAGGTTGATACCCTTAACGCGCTTGCCAGCCAGCAGCGTGCCTGGTGAGGACAACTCATAGTCACCCGCCAAATTGCTGGTGGATGCGGTCCATGCTGTGTTGTCCTCTTGGTCGCACCAAGCCACCTTGCGCGCATTGCCTTCAGCGCCAAGAGCCAAGATGATGCGCTCGGCTGTGACCATCAAAGCCTTGCAGCCTGCTGGTGAGTTTGTAATTCGCGCAGCCAGTGTCGGTGTGGTAAAGCCAAGCTGCCACTCGTACAGCATCCCGTCAGTGCTGGAGCAGGCCACCAGATACTCACCCCAGGTGTCGAGTGACCATGTGGTGGCTAGTGTTGATGTTCCAGTGTCAGGCCGTGCCACGCCATATGCGTAGTTGCCATAGGTGTTGTACCCGTAGCCAGTCACCGTGCTGGCATTGGCAATGCCTGCGGCCATGCCTGTTGGCGTGATGTCTTTGATCACGCCAAGCTGCGACATTGCATAAAGTTTGGTGTGCGTACCAATGCCGACCCAGCGGGTGCCGCCGTTGTCACGCCAAGGGATGATGCCTCTGCACATCCCCGACAGTTGGCTTGCGGAGAACTTGCGCCACCCGCCAATAGGTCGCAGTGTGTTTTCAAACCAGCGCACCAAGTTGGCGTTGTTCCAGCGGCCTGCTGCTTGGTATTCGGTGCCGTTCTTGTAAACACCTGGGGGCAGTTTCAATGGAATGTACATGGTCACACCGTTGGTAAGTTGGAGACAAACGACACCGTGGCAATTGCCGATGGAATTGCTGGCCGTGTCGGGCTTGTGCCAGCGGCAAAATGCTCAATGCTTACGCCAGTATTGGTTACGTTAAACATGATCTCAATGTAGTCGTTGGCGACCATGCTTACAAAAAAGTTCAGTGCCGCAATCCCATG